AGCCACAAAACGCACTAAAATCAAGGATTCTTAGCAATAATTAGGGACATGGATGCCACTTGAGAAGTTTTAAAAAGTAGGTTAAATAAGGTTTTATTTTAGGATTAGGTACATGAATGTCACCAATGTCTAAATCCTTTATGCCAGTAGGTGTAGAGGGGTTTTATTTGTTGTGGTGGCATTTTGAGATGATGAAAGGTGGTTATGTGGAGATGAAAATTACAGAATTAAAATCAAATGAGGGTGGTCTACATTATTATAATAAAGGATACTTAATGTATTGGATAGTAAACAAAGAAGTTATATTTCAAGATCAAGATGGATATAGATTTGTTGTAGATATAGATAGGTTGGGCTTTGGTTCTATGGAATCTTATGTTTATAAAAATACAGATTCTTTAGAACCATACTATAGCGGGCAATGTTGTGATTGTATTAAAGAAATGTTTGGCAAGATCACAAAAAAGAAACATGATAAATTGTTTGACGTAAGATTTGATGACACAACAAATGGAGATTGGAATAAAAATATTATAATTATGGATCACGATTATGATAATGGTATTGATTATACATATTATAAATCTCATCCATGCAATTTTTGTAGATACAAAGGAGCAGTAGATTGTATCTTAATATTTGATATTGCATTCGCTCGAAAAGGAGAAATTAAAATAGCAATAGAAGTAGAAAATACATCTCCAGTCAAATGGAACAAATTAAAATTTTGCAAAGAAAATAATATTACATTGGTTGAAGTTAAGGCAAAAGATATTAATAATGTAACATTGCGTCAAAATAAGATTATTTATGGGCATATTTTATATAAGGGAGATTCAATGGGTACAAATGGTTTAAAATATATTTAATAATTCTTTTGGTTGATAAAAATTGTAAAATAATAATAAATATATAGGGTGGTATTGATAAATATTGTCAAAATCAAAAGATGAACTTTACATCATAGGGGTAGATTTTAAAAACAATAGAGATAAATACAAGAAAATATTTAATACTAAAAATCCTTCTTGGAATGATTTAAATGAGTCTCAGGGATTTCAGTTTAAATCTGGTGAACATTATAGGCAGTTTATCAAAAAAAGACAGGACAGAGATGGTACTTTAAAGAAGTTGGGTGTTATTAGGGATGAGATTATTGATAAGAAATTATCCGACCTTGACTTGAAAGAAATAGAGTTAAAGAAGGAAAGAGTACGCCTTGGAGATCAAAGAAGTAAGCTAAATACTTTAATAAGACAATCTGCCAGAAGTGATAGTTTAAAAGAATTATTAGAATCATGTATTAAGAATGGCAATTTTAATGATTTTGCATTTGCTGTCCCTGAACATTTATACAGTGAAGACAACGAAATGATAATTCCTATCTCGGATTCTCATTATGCTTTAACTATTGATAATGAATTTGAGAAATATAATACAGATGTTTTTCTTGAAAGATTAGCAAATTATACAATGCAAATATTAGATATTAAAAAGACACACAAGATAAATACTTGTCATATAGCGTTTTTAGGAGATTTAATATCAGGAGTCCACATGAACATTATAAGATATTCTAATCAAGAAAATGTTGTTAGTCAAGTACAAAATTTCTCAGAATATATGGTTAAATTTCTAGATAAATTGAGCCAATACTTTGAGAATATTAATATTTATTTTGTAACAGGGAATCATGCAAGAAATTTTCAAGACAAGAAAGAATCTATTGATAGTGAAAGATATGAAAACTTTATCATTTGGTATTTAAAAGCAAGAATGAGCAATCATAAGAATATTGTATTTAATGATTCTATTTTAGACAATACAATTGCTATTGGTAAAGTTAAAGGAAATACTTGTTTCTTTACGCATGGTGACAAAGACACGCCTAGTAGGATAGTAGAAAAATTAACACTAATGATCGGAGAAATACCTAAATTAATATATTTTGGTCATTCACATCACTTTAGCGTAGATACAATTCAAAAAGTAAAAACAATTATGTCTGGAAGCTTTTGCGTTAACGATTCGTATTGTACTGGAATTAGGGTTATAGGGGAGCCAAGTCAAACAGTTAGTATTGTAGATGATAGTGGTTTGAAGTGTATTTATGATTGTAAAATAAAATAATACATAATAATTGAAAGGTTAAATGGTACATTCTTATGGAATTTAGCAAAATCAAGTTCAAAGAGATTATCAATGAAACAACAAATGAAATTTCATATCAAATTAACAATAAATTTGTCACAAAAGAAGTATATGATTCAATGGAACAAGATGAATCTCTATTTGTTCTACCTCCTCTTCCTAAAATGAATGGAAGTCCTGAAAATAGTAATCCTCCCAAACCAAGTAACGTCATTGGTATTAATAAATACAATTCTAATGATTCCGAATATGAATCTATTGAAGAATGCGATTGCCCTCAATGTCAAGAATTGCTAGATATAATTTATACCATTAGAGAAATGGATGATTATGAAGCAAAGGAATTATTAACTAATTACATTGACGCGATAAAAACAAAAACTGGTTTAGAAACATCTACTGAAATTTATAGTCAACTTGGGAATAGTATGATTAAGGTTTCTGCTCAGTTGGATGTGCAATTGGATAGTTTTATGAGTCAATTTGATGTGGTTGAAGAAGAATAGTTAGTTTATCATTATTTTACCATTAATTACAAAAATAAAATAAAAAATAAAAGCGAGGAAACAATAATGCGTATTTTTCAAACTCAAGCTATGTGGGATGCTAAAGAAGGTCGATGGTACGAGGTATTTTCGGTTGATGGAGAGCAAGTTTCTGGAGAAGAATATTTCCGTGAATTAGAGACTGAGCAATGTTTGGAAGATGACGAGATTGATAAAGTTGATTCTTATTGTATGTGCTGTGAATGCCCTGACAATGAGGATTGTAAAGATTTTGAATGTACATGTAGTGAGAATAAAGAAATAGAAGAAAATTATATTGATAATGATTTAGTTATCCAATGTGATTGTCCAGATTGTGTTGCTATGAGAGAAGAACAAGAATCTAAAGAGGATGAATGTGATTGTTTAGAATGCAGAGAAGAGAAATTTATTACTATGGCACATGATTTTATTATGGGTTCGGGTGGTTGTCCTGACTGTATTTTAGAATGTCTTATAGATTTTGCTGATGATATGAAAAATATTGGTTGGGAGTCTCATAAGGAATATATTGCTGAGTATAATGAGGATAGTTAGAACAAATAAAATAAAATAAAATCTAAGTTTTGTGGGTAAGTCGATAATCCAAGCAGAAATGTTTGGATTATTTGTTATTCACAGGAATAATGTGGATCAAAGTTGAGAGGTAATTTGGGAGTAGCTACCCATCTCTGTACGCCTCTCTTCTTTCTATTTTTAGTACAGAGACAATAAAAGTACAGAAAGAAGGAATTAGAAGAATGTTAGAAAAAATATGTGGAGTTTATCAAATTATAAATATTATTAATGGGAAAATATACATAGGAAGTAGTATTGATATTAGATCTAGATGGAAAGAACACAAAAGAGAATTAAAAAAGAATAAACATCATTCTTCTTATTTACAAAGATCATGGAATAAATATGGTAAAAATAATTTTAAGTTTAGTATTATTGAAGAATGTGATAAAGAAGAAACGTTAAATAGAGAGCAATATTATTTAGACACGCTTAAACCATATGATAAAAAGAACGGATATAATACGGCGATAAATTCTTCGGCTCCAATGACGGGAAGAAAGCACTCTAAAGAAACTCTTATAAAATTAAGTGAAGGTGTTAGGAATAGAGATTCTTCGGTTTGGGTGCGAGGTGAAGATAAAACTAATGCTAAATTTAAAGATGAGGATATTGTCAATATTAAAAAATTGATATCAGAAGGTTGTAGAACTATTGATATAGCTAATTTATATAATGTTGAAGGACAAACAATAACTCAAATAAAAACTGGTGATAGATGGAGTCATATAAAAACGGAATATGATGACTTAATAATTCAAACTCCCAGACAAAAATTAACACAAGAAGATGTAGTTGAAATAAAAAAGTTATTAGTTGAAGAAAAATTAACTATAGTAGAAATTGCAGACATGTATAATTTAACATTTGGAAATATATCATCGATTAAAAATCTACATAGTTGGGAAACCGTAGGAAATGAATATAATGATAAGTTAAAAGACAGATTAGGTGTTAGAAAACTTGATAGAGGTACTGTTACAGAAATAAAATATCTTTTAGTGGAAGGAAAAGGTTGTACAGAAATAGGAGAAACCTATGGGGTTAGTCATTCAACAATATCATATATAAATCAAAATAAAATTTGGAAAGATGTTGAAGTTAAAGAATTTTCCGAATGGTTTTTACAAAAATCATTATCAACAAAGATGCCTAAATTTGGATCACGAATACCTGTAATTCAACTATCTGTTAATGGAGAATTTATAAAAGAATGGACATGTTCATCAGAAGCGTCAGAGGAATTAGGGATTGACTCTAGTTCAATAACAAAATGTTGCAAAGGAAAGCAAATAACATCTAAGGGATACAAATGGATATATAAAGAACAAAATATTTAGAAGAAGTTGGTTAAATATTGACTTCTTTTTTGTTAATTAAAGGAGAATGTTTATGGCAGGTAGACCAAAAAGTTTAACAAAAACTCAACCAAAACCAAGAAAAATTCTAAAAGATTATTCTTGTCAAAATTGTGGTGACTTAAAAAAAGAAACAGAGTATTATGTTAGTTACAATCCTATCCACAAAATGGGTAGGATTTTATATTGTAAAGATTGTATTAAAGATATGATAAGTGATAATGAAGGTAATGTTGTCCTAGATAAAGTAAAAGATACATTAAGATTATTAGACCGTCCGTTTCTTTATAATATCTGGAAATCCTCTCTTGAAGAAGGTGGTGAGGTCATTGGAGTGTATATGAAAAATACAGCAATGACACAATATCGTAAATTAGGATGGAAAGATTCTAAGATGTTGCCAGAAATTGAACAAGAGTTAAATTATGATAGTGCTAATAGTGATATTATTCAAGACATTCAAAGTAAATCAATTAAAACGAATTTTATTGTAACAGATGAAATAATTGATAAATGGGGAATTGGGTATAAATCAGAAGAATATGTTGCTTTTGAAAAGAAATACTCATCCTTGAAAAATAATTATAAGGAAACAACTAATTTACATACGGAAGCTCTACTTAATTATATTAGATATCGAGTAAAAGAAGAAATATCTACAGCATTAGGGAACGTAAAAGATGCAAAGGATTGGGGTGAACTTGCAAACAAAGCTGCAACTTCTGCCAAGATTAATCCTAGTCAATTAAGTAAAGCAGATTTAAGTGAGGGGCTTTCTACTTTTAGCGAGTTATCACAAGCAATTGAAAAGGAAATTGATATTATTCCAATATTGCCAAGGTTTAAATTTAGGCCAAATGATGCTTTAGATTTTAATATTTGGTGCTACGTAAACTATATTAGAGATATGGCAGGATTACCACCGTGTCAATATAAAGACGTATATTCTTTTTACGATAAAAGAAAAGAAGACTACATTGCACAATATGGAGATCCATATGGCATATTTTCAGAAGATACTTCAGAAAAAAATAGAGAAAAAATAGAAATTTTCATCAAAGAAGATGGTGAATAAATGTCATCTTTTGGTAATTTTCAAAGTGATAACGCAAAGCATAGCAATAAAGAGAGTAGAAATAATTACAATCCTGAGTTTAATAGTACAGTAGAATCAAAAGGACAACAAGAATATGATCAATTTAGAAGCAATTTAGACAAGTATGTAGATTTTATATCTTGGGCTCGCTTCTATCCCGACCTCTGGTTGGATTTAATAAAACCTAAAAATGGAGGAATTAAACTACATTCAGACCAACGTACTTTTATGAGAGTGGCAATGCGATTTTTAAGTATGTATGGCGTGTATCCTAGAGGTTGGGGTAAAACATTTAATGAAGAGATTGTAATGTTTATAGCTTGTGTATTTTTCCCTGGGATTGAATTTGCTCTTACAGCTCAAACAAAAGAAAATGCGGCAGAATTATTAAAGGATAAATACAATGATATATTAAAAAAATATCCTTGGTTTAAAAATGAAATTTATGATGCTCATTTTTCTAAAAGTGATGCTGAAATAAAGTTTATAAACAATTCAAAGATTGATATATTGGCAAATTCTTCCACTTCGAAAGGCCAACGTCGAAACGTGATCATGATTGAAGAATCGGCGTTATTAGATGATTTTACCTTTCAAGATGCACTTTTCCCAATTGTGGAGCATGGAAGATTAACTGCTGGCCCATTATCAATAATAAACCCAGAAGAATTAAATCAAAAAGTAAATTTCTTTACAACTGCTGGATTCAGAGGAAGCGATGAATTTTCTAGAAGTATTAGAATGAAAGACGATATGATAAATTTGGAAGGTAAAATGGTTATGGGTTCTGATTGGCATTTAGGATGTTGGTATGGTAGAGGTTCAACAAAGAAGCAAATTTTAGATAAAAAGAAAAACATGTCTCCTATTGCATTTGCTCAAAACTATGAATCTAAATGGTGTGGAAGTTCAGATGGAGCTTTAGTTGATATAACTAAATTATTAAAATTAAGAACTTTAACATCTTCAGAATTAATATGTGATGGAAAATCAGATTATTATGTTAGTATGGACGTTGCACGTTCTCAAAAATCTAGTAATAACCAATCTTCAATTGCAGTAATTAAAGTTAAAAGAAATAAAGAAGAAAGAATCATAAATATTCAATTGGTAAATTTGATAAATCTAAAACAAGGGTTGAATTTTACAGGTCAGGCAATTGAGTTTAAAAGAATAAAGAATTTATATAAGGCAAGAAAAGCAATCGCCGACGAAAATGGCTTGGGCAAAGGTTTGATCGACGAATTGTTAAAAGAGCAAATAGATCCAATAACTAAAGAAGTTTTAGCGTGTTGGGATACCATTAATAACGATAACGAACCAGATGTAAAAGGAGCAGAAAAATGTTTGTATGCACTTCATTCACAAGGGATAAATTCTGATATCATTGTAAATTTTATCGATGTAATTGAAGGTGGAAAATTGCAATTACTAGATAAACATCAAGATAATAATTATTCAATAAGTAATGAAAGTTATATAAATGATGTAGTGTTGCCAAAAGTTCAAACCGATTTATTTATAGAAGAAGTTGCAAATCTTAAAATAAAACATTTACAAGGTGGAAAATTATCAATAGAGCAAGTTACAAAATCCGTTGATAAAGATAGGTTTTTCGCTGTAGCATACGGTTTATGGTATATTAAAAATTTTGAAGATAAAGCAAAGAAATTTGCAACAAACATCTCTCCCTCATCATACTTCGCAATAGCAAATAAATCAAGTAGAGCAAGACGATAACCAAAAAACAAACAAAAATAAAAAATAAAAACTAAAAACACAAAGAAAGGAGGTCATTCCTTGTCAGACCAAGAAAACAAACCCCTTTCCCCTAATCTATTCGCATTAAAAGAATCATGGGAACCATCTAAATCTAAAAACTTTTCACTCTCTCGCATCGCTTCATTCTTCTCTAATAAAAAATCAACAAAAAACAGCAAAAATATAACAATAGATAAAATAAAGTTATGGTTAAATAATCCAATTAAATATCAAACTGAAATTCTTGATTTATCAGATTTATTGTATGCTCCTGAAGGAATTTACAAAACTTTAGTAAATTTGACTTCAAATATGGCAACTTTAGACAATTATCTTCAACCCACAAAATCCACAATGAGAAAATTGAATTTAGAGTTAAAAGCAAAAACTAAATTTGATGAATTAGGTAATCCAATAGATCAAGATGCATTTGACAAAATATTAAACAACTTTGAGAATGAATTTGATACAGTTAGGGATTATATTGAAAATATTGATATAAAGAAAACTGGTAGAAGAATTATTGAAAGTATAGTTAGATATGGTGCTTATTGTGGATTTGAGAAAAATGATGGAAATTTT